CTTTAAGTGCTGCCCATCCTGAACTACCCCAGTCACCTACATTTACTACACCCTCAGAGCCTTGCTTCTTATCGGCACTGCGTCCACGCCATGCGTAAGGAGTATATAACTCAGGTTCATCATCAACGTACCTACGACTGATTTCATTCCAACGTAGGAACTTATGCTTGACTAGCTGCCGTGCTACAAAGATCGGAGCCTTGACGTGGAAGCTGGCGAAGCAATGTCCGAATGGACTGATGTGCTTGTGCTTGGCTAGGTACTTGATTAGCTTACTGTCTGCTGTAAGCAGTGGTTCATAGTGATCATCACGCCAATTAGGATTCCACTCACTTTTCTTACCAAAACTAACACGTGCTGCATTAACAACTGATAGGTCTGATCCCATATGGTCTATGTACGTTGCTTGAATTACATTAGACATTTAAAGCTTCCTTTATTTTTTTATCAGTGTAGTCCATATACTTAATAGGTATACCATCTTCGTAACAACGTTTATACACCATCTCTGTGAATGTTTTCTCAGTAGAGAAATCACCGAACATGTAGACATTCCGTATGATTTCTTCAATGTCTGTTGCTATTTTCTTAAAGCCACCCATTAGATGTAATCCCGCATACTCTTATCAAGCTGCTCTATACGCATCTCTGCGTACCGGATGACTTTACGTAGGTCTGTTATCTCTGATCCAATACCATCTTCACCCTCATATATTTTATGACCAGCTCTCATGGAATATTTAATAATATTACCAACATGGAATGGTAAGTCATTTTCCATGATGAATGTAATAGGTTCTATTTTATATCGTGTGTAGTGTGAAGGTTTGTTAACAATATCTGACATTTTATGCCCTTTCTTTAAGTTCCTTATAGAGAAGAGAGTTATCTCTCTTTTAAAATCCGACCCCTGTGGTCGGATTCATAAAGTATTATAAGAGGTAATTACTATGACTAGAGAGGTTCATCCAAACAGCCTTAAGAATTTAGCACCTTCATTCACCAAAGACAATGCTCGTGAGATGCAATTAAAATCTGCAGCTTCCCGTAAGGCAGCTAGAGATGCTAGAGAAGCTTTGAAGATGAGTATGAAAGATTGGCGTCAGTACAAGGAAGATGTGCTAGATCATATTGATATGAACTCTCTTGATGTCTTGAAGATCCTTATGTTCAAAGCTTTGGACAAAGAAGATTTTGATACAGCTAGTGATCTCGCAGCAAAAGTTGCAGAGTATGAGCAACCTAAACTACAGCGCAGGGAACTCCAAATTGAGGAGATAGGTGCTGAGGGTTTGTCTGATGAAGAACTCGACAATAAGATACGAGCACTGCGGATAGTGTGAGGTTCTGCGAGAACCTGAAAGAAAATGCCTGTGCGCTTTGTCGGTTACCGAAAAAACAAGTAAGTGCGCTTTGTCGGTTATCTAAAAACTATAAGAACCCAAAGATTCTCTGTGAGAGTCTCTGGGTTCTTTTTTTTATTTCCATAGGAGTCCGTGGAATCCCTCTGTAGAGTCAAAGGATTTTATAAGATCCTTAAACATCCTGGGTGACATAGTTACTACATCATATCCCTCAATGTCTTGATTGAATTGTCTCATAGACACATAGCCTTCGTATTCTCCAGCGTTTTCTATGATTACCCCAAGGTCAAGATCATCTCCTGAATCATCCATAATAACTATCTCAGTCGTCCAGGGTTTTTCTTCGATTGTGAATGGCATTACATTTTACTTACGCCAAGGACACCACCGTTCTCCCACTCTGCATAGAGACCATGATCATTAAGAATATCATTGATTTTATGGTTAACACCGAAGTCATCTAGTGATGAATTGTTTTCGGCATAGTAGTCAGCCCATACAGTTTCATAGTTTTCCTCTGCTGAGATTACAAAGTCATCTTCACCATAGTCTTTTACAGGTACCCCGATCTTACGAAGCTTGTTGAATGCTGTGCGATATTCTCGTTTCATCATCATTATCCTTTTTGATTAGCAGCTATGATTATTACAAGTATACAAGCAGCTAGTGCAAGTAGCATCATCGATCATCACCAGAGCCACGGAGAGTACCCTTAGAGGCACGGTTGTGAAGTTTGAGTAGGTTACTTGCTGCCAGAGTGTTAAGGTCTTCTCCGAGGTAGTGTGCGAGTACTGCTACATACCATAGGACATCCCCTAGCTCTGCTGCAATACCATCATAAGATGCACCATCACGAATACATTTTTTGATTTTGTTTGCAACTTCCCCAGCTTCTCCACATAGACCCAATGCTAAGTAGGGAATTGCTTCTGACTCTGGGAAGATTGCAGTTTCTCTAGCTTTAGTCTGATATTGATTCATATAGATTGTCATGTTAGGAAGTTCCTCCAGCCATTGCCGCCATGAGTTTTGGCGAGTTGTGATCGGTTGCGTTCACGAACACATAGCCTCTCTCCATTGAACCCATGCGCCACTCGCCACGCCACTTTAGATTGTCTAATAGTTTCTGTGCAGCGTCAGCGTGGTTGCCCTCTATGTTTAGGTTGTCATCCCATTCCACAGTGTAGGTTGAACCTCTGTGACCACTGGATGTCATAGCCTTGACCCTGGGTGCTTTAGTGTTAGTAGGCCCAAGGTATTTTGTCATAATGGTTTGCATGTCATTTATCCCTTTTTGGTGGGCCAGTATGATATCACTCTGTGCGGAAAGCTTCGTAGAGTTTCCACTGTGCTTCTGCTAGTTTGTTAACATCTGAGACATACAGATCATTACACTCTTGTAACATCTCTACTGCGTTTTTCATAGCTTGTCGTGCTGATTTGATTGCATCTTGTTGAATTTCAGTTAGTAACTCATAGTTCTTTTTGTTTTCCTCAAGACGTTTATTTAACTTTATTTTCCATTCTGGGATTTCATCAGTTTTCATTAGTACCTCTTTACTTTTTCTATAATTGTATCCACATCATTGACCTCATAGCATAAACGACAGTCCTGACACTTTTGACCAGTGCAGTTTTGTTGTTCTACAAACTCATGGGTTAATACATTGTTGAATGTTTTATCAAAGTACCTAGGGGGCTTTGACATGATCATGCTTTTCTTTGGGTTGCTGTAGATAAGGTTTAGGTTCTTAGGTTTACCATATCTTTTCATCCAACGAAATATAAAGTCTGTGCGCTTAGTCCATAGAGCAAAGCGACACCAAGGATTATCAATAACAATACGCATCAGATTATCGAGGTGTTGCATGTTTATTAACTCACCATGCGCATTAAATCTGAAGATGCTATCTATAATCCTTGGTATTTCGTATGGTTCTAGTGGTCGTGATGAGAGTAAATCACTGTTACGTTGTAGTGCAGGCATCATGTTTTTACGGAACCCATCCAGCATCTTGTGGCTGTAGCAGTCCCCGCATATAACATCTGTCTGATTGTCTATGGCTTTCTTGTGTTGATCTATGCAATACTTATTAGTCTTAGTGTTAGTACTGATTGATTTTAGACCTTGAAGTTTACCTGTCATGATAGATATGTGTACTGCGGGTTTTGTCATGGGTTCCACTTTCTTTAGGTTAGTCTTCTTCGTCGTCATCTATAGATATGAATTCGTTCTCTATACCATACGTTGCATAGAGAGCACCAATTGCTGTGAAGATCTCATGTTCTGTATAGTCTTCATGGCTTTGCATATCTATTTCATATTCATCGTTTGTACCAATCCACATCGTCACATGGAATAGTTCATCGATCCTCCTGAATGTATCCTCTTTAGGTTTAGGCTTGAACTGGATTATTTCAGACATGAGGTTGTTCACCCATGTCCTCTGCGTAGTTATCTAGACAATCGTGCATGTCTCTCAAGGTATGTCCTAAGTCTGTGAAGAGTGTTTCTGCCTCTACACGAGATAGGATGAGTGCTCGTTCTGCAATTTCGATAACTACTTCTCCCTCTGCTGTCCAGAAGACATTTGATTTATCCATATTATTTACACCTATTAGTTGAAGTTACGTAGTTTGATTACATTACGAATACGATCTACAGTTGATGTTGAAAGTTTAGAACGAGATACAAACTGACCTGTCTCAACATCACGTGCTACTGATAAGTAACCTTGGTGGCTAGAGAATGTACCGATTGGCTTACCATAGCGGTTAGTTACACGACGAAATTGCAAATTGTTACGACCGATTGGATTTACTGTTGTCATAGTGTTAGCCTTTCATGACTAATTTAAGTTAAGATTTTTTTCTAGTAGTTGCAACCATAATGTAACCAACTACCCATACTCCAAATAAAATTGATATGTTAAAATGCCTCTTGTTGGAATTGCGCCTTGTCGGACCCTCCAAAAATCAGAGTGACCCCTAAGGGTCACGAAGGATTCTGAAGGAATCCTATAGAGATCTGAAGGATCTCTCTGAGGAATCTTGAAAACCTTTAGGTTTTTGAGACTCCGATTAAAAACAGGATCCCGTAAGGGATTCTATTTAAAAAATATGAACCCTGACCGGAGACCTCAGCGCAGCATTACTACGGGGTCTCAACAGTCAGGGGTACAGGGACCTCAACGAGAACTTCAACAAGGAGTTCGTATCGGAGTCACCTGTATTGGTTGTCCCAACTGGAGTTTGAGCTTGAAAGGATTAAAGAACCCAGACTCAACAGTTGGAACAGACAACACGGGAGGTGTGTTGTATTAGAATTATGTGAGCAGTTTTTTGAGATGCTGAGCTCCTTGGGGTAGTAGTCTGCATTATGCTGATACCTTACGTATCTCACACTCCTAGCAGGAGGAATTTAATAAAGAGAGTAGACAAAGCATATCGTGTGGTACCTTTCGGTTTTTCAAACGACTGGACGATAATACTAATCCTACCACGGAACTTTCCACAACATTCTTTTCAATGTATATGGATTGTCTACTCACTATATTAAATCAGCAGTTTATTGAGATGCTGAGCTCATTACTCTTTTTAAATCCGGCCCCTGTGGTCGGATTCCTTACAGTGCTCGAAGGCAGAATACACGTACACCGTTCTCGTTCCTGGATTGGCGAACAGAGAAGTTATTTGCGTACTTACCACCGCATGTGTACCCAGCCATAGCTGAGACACGTTGTAGAGTACGTAAATAGGACAGAGGTGTTTGTGGTTCTACTTTAACCAAGAAGCTATCACCAACCACCATGTCCCTAAAAGGATACTTGTAGCCTTTAAGAGAATTTTTAGGAGCGACTGGTAGTTTTACATTCTTTTCAATAGTAAACATAATAAACCCTTTCTAGGTTTTTAGGTTGAGCAGTTTTATGTGATGCTTAGCACAAGTGGTTGAGGTGTTTAGAACATTGCCTCTAGGTCTTCTTCTTTAACACCAGCAACAGTTGGTGAGATTTCTTCAAGCATATCGAAGTCTACAGAGCTTCCACTGTATTCAATAAGATTAGTCACTTGTACAGCTGTGAGGGAGTTGAAGACTGATTCGTTATTGTCACCATACGGAGCTTGCCATACGATAACATTAACTGTTGAACCATTACCAATAGTTTTAGCGTCCATTGGTTGTTTGTCTGCACCAACTACACGAGGCTTACCATTGTCACTGCCATCTTTCTTGAGGGCTCGGCGACGAAGGGTTAGTGTTGAGACACCCTCGCTGTTTTCTTTCACAGGCAAAAGGTTATCTTTCCACAGTTGGAGAGTAGCCTCGTCTTTAGGACGTAGCTGAATTTCAAATTGCAATGGTGTAGTGAAAGGCCGACCATTGACTGTACCCTTACCAATCTGAGGTGTATCTAGTTTAGGGTAATAGGCTTCGGCGTTTGTGATCATGAAGTTACGGGCTTTTTCAAGTTTAGTCATTTTAGTTCCTTTACATGGATTGTGAGAGGATATCTCTCTTTTCAAATCGATCCCCCTGTGGGTCGATTACTATTGGTTACTGTTAGAATCTTCTTTGAGAATA